GTGGTAAGCGGCATGACTATTTTACTTCTTGTCTTCCCTGGCCTCAGAAGGCTACGGCTGTTTCGATTCCTTTGGGAACGTCGGCGACGGTGAAGACGTCACCCACTACGCTGTATAGCGGTTCTCAAGAAGCTTTGCAGTTGCTTCGGACGGATGGTAATAATCCTACGGCTGGGAAAGGTTTGATGGTTGGGACGCCTTCCGGTTCTCGTTTTTATCCGTATCAGTCTACGGCTAATGATAGTGGTAGTGCTGATAATCCGTTGTATCCGGCGAACTTGTATGCGGATTTGTCGACGGCTACGGCGGCGACGATTAATTCGCTTCGGTTGGCGTTTCAGTTGCAGAAATTGTATGAGCGTGATGCTCGAGGAGGGACCCGTTATACTGAGATTATAAAAGCTCATTTTGGTGTTGTGTCGCCTGATGCTCGTTTGCAGCGGCCTGAGTATCTTGGCGGTGGAAGTATGCCTATTAATTTCCATCCCGTTGCTGGCACGAATCAGCTTGGTTCGAGTTCTTCGGCGCCTGGTAAGTTGTCGGCGTTTGGTACTGCGTCCGGTAGTGGTCATGGGTTTAGTAAGTCTTTTGTGGAGCATTGTGTTGTTCTGGGTTTGGTTAATGTGCGTGCCGATCTTTCGTATCAGCAAGGAATGAATAAGATGTTTTCCTATCGGACTCGTACGGATATGTATTGGCCCGCTTTGTGCAACATTGGGGAACAAAGCGTCTTAAATCAAGAGATCTATGCTGATGGTTCGGCGAATGATTCGGCGGTGTTTGGATATCAGGAGCGTTATGGAGAGATGCGTTATAAACCTAGTCTCATCACGGGAAAGTTTAGATCGAATGCAACTGGGAGCTTGGAGTCGTGGCACCTTGCCCAAAATTTTGGTGCCTTGCCCACACTTGGATCGACGTTTATTCAAGATAACCCTCCTGTATCACGTATCGTTGCAGTTACCACGGAGCCGCAGATTATTATGGACAGTTTCATCAAATTGATTTGTGCTCGGCCGATGCCGGTGTTTGGAGTGCCGGGTAATATTGATCGCTTCTGATGAGTCGGTTTTCGAAGGCTATTAAGTCGGCGGTTTCTCATCCAGCTCGGATTATTTCGGGTGTTGGTACCGGTGGCATCACGAGTGCCGCTCGTGCGCTTGGTGTGAATTCTGGTACGATGGATGCGATCGATAAGGGTATTACGGCTGGTAGTGTTGGCGTGATTGCTGGTGCTCCGATGGCGATGGCGAGTGGAGCCGCGCCGGGTGTGGTAGCGGCCGATTCCGCGGCTGGTAGTGGTTCGTCGGCGGTTGGTGTTGCGCGTGCTCTTGGCAGTGGTGTGTCGTCGTTTGCTCCGTTGGCCGGCGTTGGTGCTAGTATTTGGGGAGCCGAGCAGTCGGCGGAGGCTCAGAAGTCTGCGAATCAGACGAATGTGGATATGATGCGTGAGCAGCAGCGGTACTCTGCAGGGCAGGCTGAGCGTGAGATGGCGTTTCAGGAACGGATGAGTGGTACGGCGTACCAGCGTGCGGTTGCGGATATGCGAGCGGCTGGGATAAATCCTATGTTGGCCGTCGGTAATGGTGGAGCGTCGTCGCCGGGTGGCGCGATGGGTTCGTCGTCGTTGCCGGATATTAAACCTGTTCCGTCGGTGGTGGCTGGTTCGTTGGCGTCTGCGGTTGATGTTGCTCGTACGTTTGCGGATGTGAATAAGGCGTTTGCGGATGCGGAGGCGTCGAGAGCGTCGGCTGGTTTGTCTCGCGCGACGGTGCCTAAGGTGGCATCGGAGACTGAGTTGAATAGGGCGTATCGTTCACGTGCCAAGTTTGAAACGAAGACTTATGATTTGTTTAACGGTTTGTTTGATCGTGTTAAAGGTGCTTATGATTCTGCCGCGAAGGGTTCGCGGATGTTGCCGTTTTTGCGGAAAGGTGATTCTGGGTTAGAGTTTCAGGTTGCTCCTTAGGAGGATGTATGCCACGTAAGATGACGAAGGAAGAGTTGGATTATCAGAAGCTTCATCCTGATGCTATTTTTTGTTTGGATGAGTCATTGACGAAGCAAGAGTTTAAAGAGGAATGTGATGCTAATGAGATTTTGCGGCGCGCGGCTAATGGTCAAGATTTATCGTCTGTTCTCAATTCTCGCGTGGCGCAGTATGGTGATTTCACTAATGTTCCGGATTTTCGCGAGTCAATGGATTTGATTGCCCGAGCTAACGGGATGTTTATGCAGTTGGATTGGAAGTTGCGTGAGCGGTTTCATAACGATCCTGCTGTGTTGATCGCTTTTTTGAACGATCCACAGAACAGGGATGAAGCTGTTAAGCTTGGTCTTGTTTCGCCGAAGGCGGAGGCAAAGCCGGCAGAGCCGGCTGCGCCGGCCGCGGCTCCGAAGGCCGCGGAATAACGGCTGTGGCCGTCCGCACAGTGGGTTCACTTGATGTAACTGTGCGGACTGACACCAAATTTGCCTGTCCTGGAAGGGGTAAGGCGCCCCCCCTCCCTCAGGGGGGGGTAATTTGTGTCGTGTTTGAGGGATGCTTGCATCACGAGTGGTGGAGGGTGTATGCTTGAGCGCGAGCGAGAGAAGAGGGAACCGTATCTGTTCCCTCCAAGTGAGCATGAAAGGTGGTTGCAGGATGTGCGGGATGAGCGCGAGGCACGAAGGCGGCGTTATTTTGCAAGTCGGAGAAAGGAGGCTAATAAGTATGGCAAAGAGGCACCGAATGTCCCGTAGCGGATCCCGGTCGTCTTTCACGCGGAATGCTTTGAGGATTCATCCGAAGAATGATCTCGGAGCGTTGCACGTGATGCGTGGTGGCATTCGTCTATAATGCCGTGTTATCATCCGTTGAAGGGTGTCAGAGGAGAGGTCAATTCCAATGGGAAGAGGCCTCTCCTTTTTGATTTTAAAGTCGTTGAAAGAGCCAGTGAGTTGCCTATATTGGTACCGTGTGGCCAGTGTTCCGGTTGTCGTCTTGAATATTCTCGTCAGTGGGCCATGCGTTGTTTGGACGAGGCGAAGATGCACTCGGAGAATTCGTTTATTACGTTGACGTATGACGATGCTCATTTACCTGTCGATAAGAGTTTGGATAAGCGTGTATTTCAGTTATTCATGAAGCGGTTGCGGAAAGCACTACGTAAAAAGGTGAGGTATTATCATGCTGGTGAATATGGTGAGCGGTTTGGCCGTCCTCATTATCATGCTCTTATCTTCGGTCATCGTTTCAATGATCGACGATTTTTGAGAAGGACGGGAAGTGGTTTTAATATTTATATGTCAGAGGAGTTGACAAGTTGTTGGCCTTTTGGTTATAGTTCTGT